CATTTATTTAGGTCTTTCGGTCATATCTACCCTATTTACTATTATGACCATGTCTATTTTAGCAAATATTATAAACGTCGTCTTTATTGGATTATGGACATGGCTCTTGAACTATTTATGCACTATTGGATATGAAACCGTTTCTTGGATCCTAGTTGTATTCCCCATCTTGCTCGGTATCCTTATATACCTAACTGCTACACCAGCGGAAAAGGATGAGAAAACTGCAAGTCCAAGTGCTACTGCAGGACCAAGCATTTCTGCTAGCCTAACACCTACTGCTAGTCCTAGTCCTGTTCCTACGAAATAAACTAAATATTCATTCTTTAGTCTATATAATGATTGATAAATCGTGTCCTTTCAATTGGTGTTAGAAGCCCCCATATCCAATTTATTTTTCTCGCGACGTTCTTATTCATATGTCTATAAAATGTAAAAAAAACGAAATTTTTTATTTCGTCAGCGATCATTTTGCTTTGTTTTATGTGCCGACGTATAATAGAAACATAGTGTGAATTGATCGAGTAAATAGGAATAGTCTCCCTGTTACAAAAACATAAGAGATAATAAAGGAGATTATCGCGTTCATAAAACAGATTATATAAGCAATCGCTATCTCTAACAAAACTCCTAATATCAAGAAGAAGAGAAATAGGCTGTCTAAGATATGTATAAGGAATTATTTTATTTATAATGTCTTGAGGTAGACGTTGCATCATTTTGTAAGTATCCATATAGTATACTACTTACAAAAACGGACCAGACATTCCTAGTAGGATGGCCAACAATATAAAGAATAAGATGAAGGGTATGAGAACCAAAAACCACGCTACAGGAGTAGCACCAGAACGACAAATGAGATTTAAAATCCATGTCCAGAAGAATACATATATAAGTTTTACCATAAAGATAAGACCAACGCTTGATACTTCACAACTATAGGATCCAAGGCAATATTTATTGGCACTATTCGTGTTTTGTAGTCCGATCACGATGATAGAAATGATAGAAATAACTAAATAGAACTTTGCCGGCGGGCACAAGTTTGTTAATCCTGCTATCTCCATTATATATTGTAGTATATAAAAAGTTACCCTTTCTCTAAATGACTAACCGTATCACTAAAATCATCAATGTTCGCATCGAGATTATCCGATAAGTTTTGAAATACGTCTTCGTTCTGTAATATATAATCAAAAATGTAGTTCACTTTATTGTGACCAGCATTTTCGATAATTGATCAGTATCAGCACAGCAAAATTAAAGACGGGTAAGAATAAATCGTTTTTGTCTAGTTTCTCCGTATCATGTAGGAAGAATATATTTAGATAGCATATAGAGGGTATTTATTTTCATGAATCCTCCGTCAGAATCAGCACCTATAGTGCCTGCAACAGGTGCATTTCCAAACTTGGATGCAACAGCACCTATAATGCCTGCAACAGGTGCCTTTCCAGACTTGGACGCAACAGCACCTATAATGCATGCAACAGGTGCATTTCCAGACTTGGACGCAACAGCACCTATAGTGCCTGCAACCGGTGCATTTCCAAACTTGGATGCAACAGCGCCTATAATGCCTGCAACAGGTGCATTTCCAAACTTTGATGCAACAATAGAAACAGCATTACCAGTGATAGAACCATTAGACAAAAAATATATATTTACTAGTTTTACTAACTTGTATAGCAAAAATCCTCGTCAAAATCAGGATAGTCCTGATATTCTAAAAGCTAAAAACGGAAAAAATGAAATATTTATTTATAAAAAATTTCTACCTTTGGATCCTATTGTAGGTAGAAAACCCGACTTTAATGATAAATTCTCACTAGGGAGATTTCATAAGGTAGAATCTACAGGAAATTCTACAACAACACAACATTCTGAGAATACACTTATATTTCTAAACCGCGGGTATAATTGTAGAGTATACCATTTCTCAGACGGAATTCCAGGCACACGTAACCAAGATAAACATACCATTCAAGTTGAGGTTGAACGTACCAATAATAAAAAAGTAACGAAAGAAAATCTAAAATGCATAAACTGGTTTTCTATAAGTGAATCTCTTATGACTGACGTGCTCGACCCCCCCAGAAAGAAATACAATAAGAAAAACCTTTAGAGGATTACGAGGAGGAGGACGACCACTTCGCACTAAACGGTGCCAACGAGGCACAAAAAAACGAAATAAAATTACAAAAAAAAGAAGACATTGAAAAAATGACCAATGTTCTCACCGACAGAAAAAAATGAAAACATTGAAAGGATAAAAAACTTTTTTCTTGTTTGAAGAAAGTCAAACCAATAAACCTGTCATATATATTGTAGTATAGTAGACTATAAGTTAATTTACATTTCGGTTCAACGTATTTTTCTACTTTGCAACGTAGGAGTAATCAGATAAGATAAACATAAGCCTTCCACTCACCTGTCTTCGAAGATATCGTTTCGTTCCTTTTTGGGTAGAATTATATATATATATATTTAACATTTCATTATAATATGTTAAATATACTATGTTCTTATTCTTTTTTTCCTCGTTTGTGTTCTAATTTGTAAGCAGCAATTTGATCTGGAGTCATGCACTTTCCAGTTTTAGCAGGATACTTTCTTGTTCCACGCGTGCATCGTTGTCTATCTTGTAAGTGCATTAAATCAGCCACTGCATTCTTTATCCCTTTCTCTCTGGCTTTTTGTTCAGCAATCACAGCTTTTGAAACACAACCGTAAAATTTTGTCATCGTTTCGCCTCTTTTGCAACGAACTCTTTTCTTCACGGTATTGTGGACTGAACCATTCATCCTACCTGCAGAATGCGAGTTGGCACGGACAATTGAATTGTGAACAGAACCATTCATCCTACCTGCAGAATGCGAGTTGGCACGGACAATTGAATCGTGAACAGAACCATTCATCCTACCTGCAGAATGCGAGTTGGCGCGGACAGTTGAATTGTGGACTGAACCATTCATCTTACCTGCAGAAGCGCTATTGTGTGAAACTGATCCTGGTAATGGCATATTTCCCCATTCGCGTCCTCTGGATAATGGTGCATGTAATCCTGAAAATACGCTATTGTGCGAGTTAGCGTGGACAATTGAATCGTGGACAGAACCATTCATCTTACCTGCAGAAGCGCTATTGTGTGAAACTGATCCTGGTAATGGCATATTTCCCCATTCGCGTCCTCTGGATAATGGTGCATGTAATCCTGAAAATACGCTATTGTGCGAGTTGGCGTGGACAATGGAATCGTGAACAGAACCATTCATCCTACCTACAGAATGCGAGTTGGCACGGGCAATCGAATTATGAACAGAACCATTCATCCTACCTGCAGAATGCGAGTTGGCACGGGCAATCGAATTGTGCGATCGTGTTTGATTTCTCTTCAACCTTGGTGCACTATTTCCTAATAACCCAAATTTATTATTTTTGTGTGTTAACGAACCATTACGTCTCATACTAGCTGCAGAAACATGATGCTTCTTTGCTCCGTAATTATCAAATGCTGGAGGTGTCAACGTTTTTTGTTTCAAATCGAGTCTAGATGCAGAATCTTGATTGCCAGTAGACATCCTCAACATATCGTTGTTACCAATAAGGTCGGGCACAAAGTCGGATCCTCTCGTTTCATTTGGCATAACCGGTTGGCTAAAACTATGTCTAGATGAAGAACCTTGATTGCCAGTAGACATATTTATCATATCGTTGTTAGCAATAAGATCGGGGACAAAGACGGAACCTTTGCGTTTATTCGAATATTTTTCTAATATTTTTACTACTTCAGGTAAAGGTTTCCAATATTTACGCACTTCATCAATAGGGGTCAATCCATTGTTGTTCTTTATATTTACATCAGCGCCCGTGATTTCTAAAAACTCTTCTAAAATTTCTGGTGGATAATTTGTAGAAACCCAGAAAACAGGAGAACTTCCTTTATTGTTTTGGGTATTTACGTCAGGACCATACTTCATTAAGGTCCTCACTACCTCTATCATATTGTCCGGGAAAACGCAAGCATTGTAAAAGGGAGTATTTCCATGATCGTTCTTTTTATTCAAGTCAGCGCCTCTTTCTAATAAGAGCTCTATTATAGGAATATTACCCTGTTCGCAAGCAAAGTGAAGAAGAGTGGCTCCCATATCGAACTCGAAATTTACATCAACACCATTATCTATGCCTCTTTTAACTCCAGCTAGATTACTATGTTCTATAGCTCCAAACATGTCTCCTATCTCTCTTTCTCCAACTGCTTTTTTCTTTTTCAAAGATACACGGCTAGCAGGAGTAGCAGGAGATAATTTTGCAGAATAATAATTAGTATAGTTGACTGGAACATTATTATTGGTTAGACTTAAAGTATCCACAGAATCAGATCGTTCATCATCTGCTCCATATGAGTTACTCGACTTCGAAACAGTCACTGCATTTGTTGCTGCACTATCTAGTTCGTCTATTGCGTCTAAAACGATTTGTGTTTGAATAGATCCGCCATTGGACAACGCCTTTCCGGCTTCTTTAGCTAATTTAGCTGCTGCCGATGCAGCTCTATCTGCTGCTTCTATTTCTTCTTCAGTTGCTGTATCAGACTTCATTAATTCTACAACTTCTTCTTCAGCGTCCTCTGCAGCCTCTTGTAACTCCTCAAGTGCCTCTTCTTTCTCCCCCTTTGAACCTGATCCTACTACAACGAGTGCAGCAGCATTTGCTCTAGCTGCCGCACTAGCAGTCGAAAATGCAGAACTATAACTGTTATCACTATCAGTGTTTTGGCGAGACACAGTCCTTTCATCATAATCTCCTCTTGAATTTACATGCCATTTCATTCCTTCATGAGGGGATGGGATTCTTGATGGAATGTTAGAGGCACTAAAATGACGGTGTTTATTATTGTATTCGCGCTCTACAGCAGCTGCGGCGAATTCTTCATCAGCTTTTATTTTTTTTCTAAGCTCGGACGCTGCTCTCGACGCTTTATCGCTATTAGAATATCCACGACTACCATAATAATCATCGTCTTTTTTTCCATATTCGCCGTTTGGAAAAACATGCCACCTTTCTCTACCTTTTTTAGCTGCTGCCGATGCTGCACTTGCAGTTGGATATCCTGGCGTGCCTCTAGGATTTTCTTTTCCGTAGGAGCCACTTGGATGAACATGCCACGTTTCATTTAAAAAATTCGCTGCTGCTGCTGCTTCTTCTTCTAATCTTTGTCTTTGTCTTTGTGCTGCAGATGCTGCAGACCTGGTCGAATATCCAGCGCTACCGCTAGGATTTAATCTTGTTTGTTGATAAGATCCATTCGCCTGAACATGCCACCTTCCTGGTGGGGTAGCCTCTTCATCTGACGTATCATCATCCTCTTCTAGCAATCGTGCAAATGCATTGTCGTTTTCCAGCTTGAAACTGGGCTTCGTTTTGGCAGCGTTGATCGCCCGATTTATCTTGCTTGTCGTGAACCAATCGCCTCCCATGTCATCGTCACCCATACTTCTTTATTATATACTATATTAACAAAAAAAAGATAATTGCCTAAATATATTTACACCACTTCATTCTGTAATAATCCTAGGAACCACATTAATCGTTTGTAATTCTTGTGCCATTAACTTATACGCATAAGGAATATCGACCTTGGCGAAATCCGTAGTATTGCTACATGTCTTGCAATGATGGATCGAGAAATCCGCATTCGCATACATCCTATTTTTGTCCCCATCATTATAAGACGCCACCATTCCACACTTCCTACATACGTGCACACTATACTTATCCGATACGTCATACAGTCGTTCTCGACAGAATCGACTCATGCCATGTGCCAACATCACATCACGTTCCATCTCTCCAATACGGAACCCACCATCCCTGCTACGACCCTCTGCTGGTTGCCTCGTCAGATTCACCATCGGGCCGATCGATCTGCTATGCTGCTTATCATTGACCATGTGCTTCAATCGCTGGTAAAACACGGGTCCAATATAAATATTCGTTTCAAGTTGTTCGCCAGTAAGTCCATTATACATTAGCTCGTTGCCACATCCTTCGTATCCCATTCGCTGCAACTCTCTAGTAATGGTTTTGGCATCCAGATTTCCGAAACTCGTTCCGTCGCCAAAGAGACCCAGTTCCAGCAATACTTTTCCCAACAGCGTCTCTTTCAGCTGTCCAATGGTCATACGAGACGGAATCGCATGTGGATTGATAATAATATCGGGTCTCAGTCCATTCTTGGTAAAGGGCATATCTGCCTCTTCAATGATATTACCAATCGTGCCTTTCTGTCCATGACGACTCGAAAACTTATCACCCAATACGGGCTTACGGAACGTTCGCACACGCACTTTGGCAAAATTGTATCCATCGCCGTTTCGACCCGTAAAGTTCTTGTCAATATACGTCTCCTCCGTTGTCCTAAACGTTTTGCTCTGGTCTTCGAATTTCACCGTCTTGGTCGGATCATTGCGATTCTCCTTAATAGGAATAATCTTGGCAATGATCACGTCGCGATTTTCCACGAGCGAGTTTTCAGGAATGAACCCTTGTGGCGTCAACTTGTCGTAGTTGCCAAACTTGATTCCCTTGGTCTTGGTCGGATCCGGCTTGCAGCGAATAATCTCATCCCGAATGATATTCTTATCTTCGTCCTTTTCCGTGTGATAAATAGTGGCTAAAAAGAGACCACGATCAATGGACCCTTTGTTAATGAGAACACTATCCTCCTGATTGTAGCCCGTATGTGTCATGATGGCAACGTGGATTTGCGTGCCCGAGGGAATGCGATTCAACTTGATGAAATTCATGAGGCGGGTGTCGACGAGCGGACGACTGGGATAATTCAAGACATATGCGGTCTTGTCCATGCGTTGATCGTAATTGGTTGCGTATACACCCATGGCCTGCTTGGCCATAGCACAATTGCTACTGAGGAAATTGGATCCGGCTATGAAAGAGTGATTCTCACTTTCAACTTCAATATCGGAAATAAGTCCATCAGGCTCTTCGGTAATAGATTCAATAGGAACAAAGAGACAATTGTTCTTTTCTTCTATAGTAATTTCTGACTGAGTCTTTGCTTGTTCCATTTCTTTAAATGCTTGTATATCTTCATTCGTAACTATTGTATCAAGAGACATTTTAGTAGCTCCAACTAATCCAATTTTGTAATCAGTAATATTTGACTGCATCTCGCCAACAGTCTTCCATCCCTCATTTGTCATAAATTTATGATCTAGTGTTGCTATAATCTCGCGTCCACTCACAGTGCGCAATTTGTAAATAGGATGATCATTGGGTCTTACAAAATGATTGACCACTGTAGTTTCTGTAATATCCAATGTTTCTGGATGAAACGATAGCACCTTTTCGCCGATTTGAATATCACAAATCCTCTTTCTCATCCCGTTTGACATCCATACCAGTTCATTGGGTCCAAGACATTGGTAAGTGTTTCTCGGAGATTGGTTATGTTCCGGGTAGGGAATACACGACGCCAAGACGCCGAAAATCGTGCTCGGATGGATCTCGCAATGTGTATACCGAAACTTGAATTCATGACCTGCTTGTCGTTCCTGTTCCTGTAGATAGCCCGATTTCGTTTTCATGGCAATCATCGCCAACGATTGCTCTTCTGGATCAATATATTCCACAACGGATTCGTCCAACTTGCAGTTCGTTAGCAAATCATTCCAGCTCAATTCTTTTGCGGTGAGACGATGAATAATGTCCTGAGTAATGAGCGCCTTGTTATCGCGCACAAGCAGGAGAGGTCTTGTTAACCGTCCACCATCATTACAAACCCGAATCTCCATCTGTTTGTAATCGAATACGATAGAGGTATAAATATTGATCATTCCCCTATACTTTTTCGTTTTCAAATCGCTATACAGTTCCACCGGTTTTGCGGCAATACCTACCCACGCTCCATTGACAAAGACCTTCACCTTTCCATACAACTTTTCCGCAGATGCATCATTGATGCTCAAAATATGAGGTTGGACATATTCATAGAGGGACGAACTATTGGTAGGAATTGTAATGTGACCCATGTAGCTAATGTTTTTTACAATACCAATCGACTGGCCCTCCGGAGTTTCCGCAGGACATAGGAAGCCCCATGTCGTATTATGCAGCTTACGTGGCGGGATCAGTTCGCCGCTCTTTTCTAACGGAGTATTCACGCGTCTCAAATGACTCAAACTCGCCACATATGTTAACCGGTTCAACACTTGTGCAACGCCCACCTTACTACTATTCGACTGTTTGATACTGAAATCACCCGTAGCTAAAGCGCGGTTCAGTCCATTCTCAATAGTCGTGGATTTCATAATCTTGTAAATATTGGTCATGTTAATAATATTCTCATAATCCTCCTTGGATCGCCACGACCCCGTATTGATCTCTCTCACCACCTGCTTCTGCATTTCCTTGACCAGCTTGTTGAAGTAATTACGAAACAGATTATTCAAAAGGGTTCCAGTGAGCTCGATACGCTTGTTTACATAGGAATCGCGGTCGCTAGGCGAAAGCAGACCAAGGCTAGTTTGAATCAACTTGGTCGCCATATACCCCACCAAATATAGCTTCTGTTGAAGTGTCTGGCAATGAGGGAAGAGATCGGTGTCTAGCACATCCACCGTAAATTCGCGCTTCTTCCTCGCACCCACCTCTTTCTCCATATTCATGGGCGTATACGCAGCATATGCGGTAATGTGTCGTAAAGCATCCTCCTGCGTCATATACTTATTGGCATCGATCATGGATGCTTGTAGGAACTGTAGTAAATAGGCTTGATCTGGGTTGTCAATATCTAGCACTATATACTTACAAATATCTTTATCAGAAATGATGCCGAGAGCTCTGAACAAAACGAAGAGTTCAATGGGTTGTTTGATGCGAGGTATCGTAATGTAGAGACCATGGCCAAATCCATTGTTTTTGCTGGAGATCATCATCTCCGTCTGTTTTGGGGAAATGCACTTGAAATCCGGGACCGACTTAATTTCCGCATACCACGACCATTTAGTCGTATTCTTCCCGTCAAAACAGTAGATCTTGTTTTCAGCTGCGCGCTCTTGTCCCAATACGGTCTTTTCAGAACCTTTAATAATAAAGTATCCACCACAATCCATCGCACATTCGCCAGTATATTGAGGGTGAATCGACTTGTTCTGCACCAACATGCAGAGGGACGACTTTAACATAATGGGCAGTTTACCAATGTTGATTTTAGGCAGCACCTTTTCCACAATTTTTGGATTGTCCATATTTTCCGTATTTCGAACAGTGTAGGTAATGTGAATGTCCACTGTCATGGTTGATGCATACGTAAACGATCTCAGCTTGGCCTCTTTAGGAAACATCGTTTTGGTAGCGCCATTGTTTTCGTGGATTTGTGGTGGATACAACTTGAAATTGCTGAACTTAACAGACACCTCTAGGAAATACTTATCTTTGTCTGCGACATAATCGTTTTCAGATCGGATCAGAACCGGATTGAACATTTGAATCGTTCTCTGAATCTGATAGTTTACGAAATTATTATAAGATTCGATTTGATGGCGAACGAGACGCTCCAAATGATGACCCTCGAAATAGGATTCGATGATTGCGTGTGGCTCCTCGACATAGTCACCTAAGTGCCCCAAGATGGATCGTTCGGCCAAGTCGACCACTTCTTTAACTACATCCTTTATTTCTCCTCCTTCTCCTTCTCCTTCTTCTTCTTGTTTGATTACAAATTTCCTCTTCTTCTTATAGACCGATTTTGTGGGCAGTTGCGGCATTACTTCAGAAATCATCGTTATTATGCCACTACGAGTTACTATAATATAAAGTTCAATTTTTTAACTCGTTTTGCGAAACATCTTCTTAATTGTTCGTTTCACAAATCGAATTCAATTCTATAATATAATATATATAATGGCTAATGAGGGTAAAGTAATCACTATTAACGAATCAGACTTTTCGTTGTCAAAATCCCCTTTTACACAAAAGAAAAAACCAAAACAGAAGGCCAGTGGAGGTATTAAGGTAAAAAGTAAACCAAAAAAAAAGGAAAACACGCTGAAGAAGCGATCTATCATAAATATGATACGAAAACACCAAAAAGATCGCATAGATAGTTTGTCCAAAGGCGATACTGATGAGACGGATACACCAAATGTCGATAAAGATCCCTTTAACAAGGATTTCAACGAGGCGAAAGATTTTCTAGAACAATTGACCAAACAAACTGAAATTGCCAAACCAAATAAGACGATAAAAAAAAGGGGCAATCATACAATACCTACCGCAGCTCTTACTAATTTCGAATATGAGAACGTCAGTTTAGAATTTCCTTCACTATCCTTAAACACTCTTGAGCCATCGAAGCAAACGTTCGTCCCTTCTAATTTACAAATAAAGGGGCCTCTATATGGCTGCTTAAAGAACGGTTCATTACCCACCTATAAAAAATATATAAATCAAACACGAAGAGTAGATCCAATACAAAAACAACAGCTACCCGTTAGCAGACCTATAACTATCTCTGAAGACATAACCGAAACATTAAAGAATGCAAGCGCTATAAGACAGTTGGATGCAAAATTGAAGAATGATGTCATTACGCAAAGACCGAGGCTGACAAAACAAAAACGGACGATGAGGAGAACTTACAAGGTAGGGAGATCCAAGACGTCACCACAAGTGGGTGTTCTCATCTCAAACAAGACCTTGCGTAACAACATTTCTGCAAAAACGCACACATTGAGGCAGGTATCCATAGATGAAGTAAAAAAGCATCTCATAAAGCATGGGCTTATCAAGGTTGGATCCATTGCGCCCAATGATGTTCTGCGGAAAATGTATGAAAGTGCCATGTTAATTTGTGGCGAGGTTCAAAACCATAACCCTGATAACATACTTCACAATTTTTTGAACGATCACTAATGGATGTTCTGTTTCGCAAAAAATTGAAAACTTTTTTCTAGTTGGTCATTGAGGATAAGCTAAAAGGCACAAGAACGAGTAATAACGATCGAACGAACGAAGAGAAGAGAAGAAAATAATGGCTGAACAAGTAACAGTAGGAACCCAGTTGTTCATTGCATCGATACCCCCCTCAGTAACATGCCGAGATATTGATAATGCAGTAACACGCGCAAATTTGGGCACGGTGGCATCAGTTTCCATTCGCCAAGGAAAGGGTAATAACGACTACGCGGTCGTGACGCTATCTCCTTGGAATATGGAGCGCTCTGAGAAGTGCAGGCAGGTTCTCGGGCGAGGCGGCTTCTGGAAGATTTACTACGGGAAAGATTTGTATTGGAAGGCTTATGCTTTCAAGACAAAGAGCCAGCTAAGCAAGAGATCTGGCGCTGCTGCAGCTGTTGCTGCACCATCTTATTATGGTCCTCAAACGCCCGAATCTACCCCACCGTCCACCCCCCGAGCTCCACCAACTTTCGTTCGCGAAAGTAGCATTGCAGCTCCACTGACCGAAGTGCAAGAGGCAACCTCCTCACCAAAATTGGTAAACCCGGATCAGGACCAAGACCAAGACCAAGACACAGTTAGCGAACTCAGCTACGGCAGCGATGAATGCGTAGTCCCCGTAGGAGCTGCTGGGACTGCGCTCGACTACAGCGGCGCGGATATGAATGCACCACGAAAGAGAAGAGTGTTGAAGAGGCAATTAGTTGTAACCGAAAAAAGTAATGTGTAATGAATACGACATATACACCGATGAACATTATAAATATTCAAAGGTGTAAATAGAAAAAAGTAGAAAAAGAAAAATCGTGTAGGTCACATGTTGTGGCCTTTTTTTACGACACAATAAATGATTTTATAACTCATATAAAATCATCTTACTACTACTACTAGTCGTAGTCGTAGTCGTAATGCCTCCAACAATAAAAGAGGACGGAATATTCCATCAATACTATACATTAACCAACGAGAATAAAACAATTTATGGCAGTAAAACGGTCGTCTTATTGCAGGTTGGTAGTTTTTTCGAGATTTACGGATTTCGAAACAAGAGTAGCGGGACTATTTCAGGAAGTTTGATTGAAGACGTGGGAGAACTTTGCCAATTAAAACTCGCAGAAAAAAACGCCACATATGGCGAGATGGGAGACGTCATCATGGCCGGGTTTCAAATCTATCTGTTAGATAAATACGTCAATAAATTGATAGAAGCTGGGTATACAGTGCCCGTCTATGTTCAAGCACAAGAGAATAAAACCATTGTTCGCATATTAGATAGAGTCTATTCTGCAGGGACCTATTTATCATGTGACATCGATAGTCAATCTCAGATGACAAATTATACTATGTGTATTACTTTTTTCGTTACACAATCAGCACGTGGCGTTAGCCAATTGATCTACGGACTTTCTGTAGTAGACATTTTCACAGGAGCGTCCTATCTTTTTGAAACAAGTAGTAGTCCCGCGCGCGCGCGTAGCGGGATAGCCTTGACGTCTACCATGTTCGATGAATTGGAGCGTTATGTTTCAGTATATAAACCCAGTGAAGTTATTATCGTCTCGTCATTCACTAACGAAGAGATTGAACAGGTGATTCAATACTCAAACATTCAGTGTGCTACGCTCCATCGCGTCTCTACAACAGATAAGAAGGCGCTTCGTTGTTCGCAACAAAAATACATGTCGGAAATTATTTCCAACCTATTTACAGAAGACACATATGATTCACTTAATGAATTCCGGGAATTAGAAATTGCATGCCAATCCTTCTGCTATCTAGTTGAGTTTATTCGAGAACATACACCCAATCTCGTCAAAAAAATAGCTATACCTGAATTTATGAATAAGGTCACTCGTGTTCAGTTGGCCAATCATACATTGAAGCAATTGAATGTATTGGGAGATGGTGGCACCGGCGCTGGACAGAAAATTTCATCGGCGCTGTCTTTCCTCAACAAATGTTGCTCCCCCATGGGAAAACGCCTCTTTATAAAACAGTTGACTGCTCCTACCTTTGATGAGGTCTGGCTACAAAAAGAATATGACATGACTGGACTCCTACTGTCGCTAGACAATTATCCTTTAGTAAGCCATTTTAGAAGCGGTTTACGCCAGGTTCGAGATATGGATAAATTGGTGAGACAATTGGTAACCCGCAATATTTATCCTTCCTCTATCTACCATCTATTTCAAAGCTTACAGATTATAAAGGATCTTTCTGTAAAGATAGAAGAAAGAGGATTGGTTACCGATTACTTTACTAATGGTGAAGATATAGATATACATTCTGAGTGCTTGGTCATTATGAATTGGTTAAGTGAATGCTTTCACTTAGACATTTGTCGAAATATTCATTCCATGACTTCCTTTGATGAATGCATCATTCGACCTGGGATTTCATCGGAACTCGATGCCGCTACTGCGGCTTGGCAACGTAATATTGATGCGTTTCATAGCATCAAAACAACTCTGAATGGATTGATCCGAACAAAAGAGGGAGGCGACACCGAATTTGTTAAAATCCACGAAACTGACAAATCAGGAACTGTTCTACAAATAACAGCAAAACGTTCTACGCTGTTGAAAGAGGCGATGCATGACGTTATCAAATTAGGTTCTGGTATCACCTTTGCAAAAGAAGACTTAAAATTTATCAAAACCTCCTCCAGCTCGTCTACGGTGACCATCTCGCTACCACCTTTAGATAAGATTTGTAAAGAATTGTTGACATTGAAAGATAAGATTAATGACCTCACTGCAGCCACTTATCGTGAACTATTGACCCAGTTAGATGAACGATTTTTGAAGGAGATCACAGTTACCTCGTTATATGTAGCCAAATTGGATGTTCTTCAATGCAAAGCGTATCTCGCGAAAACATATAATTACTGTTGTCCTACCTTAGTAGTCACTGCCGAAAAATCATTTGTAGATGCACGAGATTTGAGGCATTGTTTAATAGAACAAATACAGCAAAATGAACTCTATGTCACGAATTCGATAACCTTGGGTTCTTCTGATACTTTAGGAGCACCAGGTTCACCGGGTTCTTTAGGAACCGAAGGAACAGGAGGAACAGAAGGAACAGAAGGAACAGAAGGAACAGAAGGAACAGGTTGCGATGGAACCTTGTTATACGGCACCAATGCAGTAGGAAAAACGAGTTTTATACGTGCCATTGGTCTATCTATCATTATGGCTCAAGCGGGTCTCTATGTTCCATGTTCCCAATTTTATTACAAACCATATACCGCGATTTTTTCCCGTATTTTAGCAAATGATAATTTGTTCAAGGGTCTCTCAACATTCTCGGTGGAAATGTCGGAACTACGTGTAATCTTAAAGATGGCCGACCAAAATAGTCTTATCTTGGGTGATGAACTCTGTTCAGGAACCGAGACTGAATCTGCACTCAGTATTTTTGTCGCGGGTTTGATGCGGTTTCATGAAACAAGATCCAGTTTCATTTTTGCTACACATTTTCACGAGGTCGTCGAATATGAAGAGGTAAAGAAGATGGATCGACTAGCACTTAAACACATGGCCGTCATTTATGATCGCGAACAAGATTGCCTTATCTATGATCGAACATTAAGGGACGGTTCTGGTCCGCGCGTCTATGGACTAGAGGTTTGTAAATCCCTCCATTTAGGAGACGATTTTATAAAATCGGCGTATCTCATTCGTAACAAATATTTTCCTGACGTGCAAACTGTCTTAACGAATGATGTTTCTCGTTATAATGCAAAAAAGGTGCGAGGGCCATGTGAGATTTGCAAAAAGACGATAGGTAGTGAGATACACCATCTCTCCCCTCAAAAAGATGCGAATACAGATGGTTTTATTGGATCGCACCATAAAAATCATCCAGCAAACTTGATCAATATTTGCGAAGCATGTCACAACAAAACTCATAAAGAAGAGAAGGTATATTTGAAGAAAAAAACGACGAAAGGATACCGAATCATGGAGGGCAGTTCCCGTAACACTTCCCCTGAAAGTAGTAATAATCCCGATTCTTAATAAATATGTCTGCGTAATTGCCTTTATTTATGGGTCCATACGCGCTTCCAGCGACACACTTCGACCCACCTAATAGGACACAACAATTCACAGAAGAGCAATTGTCTGCACCAATCCCTTGACAAGTTTGTTCTAATAAATATGGATTTTCTTTGTATTTTTCACAGGGTCCTCTCATCTGTTGTGATACATTTTTATATACTCCTGATTTGCGTGGATCCATGATGATACTTCCATTGTTTGCGCTGCTCAAATAGACACTATCTTCATAGGTGGGAACATAGGTGGATGCGCCGAATAGGTAGGAACCTGGTTGATAGTAGACGATATTTCCTTTTAAAGAGGATGAAGCCGCAGTATTGGTTATCTCATCATGATATTGAACATTGACGTCATTGTATTTATAACTGGATACAACAGTGTTTCCAGAATTGGTAGGGGTAATTATAGAATTTCCAGAATAGGGTTTTGTTGTAATCGCTGCAGTAGTTGTTGTAACTGGACTAGTTGTAATTGGACTAGTTGTTGTAATTGGACTAGTTGTAATTGGACTTGTTGTTATAATTGGACTAGTTGTTATAATTGGACTAGTTGTAATATCGGCAACTACTTCAGTAACTGCAGTCCCTTCAGGATAATCTGATTTTAATGAACTATTTAAAACGATAACATCTTCATTTCTAATGACAGTATAACTCTCTCCTTTATCCCCCATTTTGATGATGGAACCAACTTTAAAAACTCCACTATTTTTAACTTGTAAAAAAATATCACCTGCATTTGCATCTGCAGATAAACTAGTGTTATTTTGAAGACCTTCTTTCTTAAAATTATACATTGATACTGCTAAAAGTATTAGTATACATACTATTAGTAGTAGGAGAACCATATATTTTATCATACTTCGTTATAATAAGATATGATAAAAAATTGAATTAATAATCAGTTTAAATATTATTGTATAGTAATAATAATAGAATGATCATTCCAATCAAGTGTTTTACATGTGGCAATGTTCTTGCTGATAAATATCGCTGGTTCCAAAACGAGGTGAGAGCGTTAAAGATGAGAGATGGTTACGCCGTAGATAAGGTTGTCTATTTAACAAAGGAAAATACCGAAAAAACTCCTGAAGGTATAACATTAGACAGGTTGAAATTGACTAATGTCTGTTGCAGAAGGCATATGTTGACTCATGTCGACATAGAATAATCGCCCAGCGTGAAGTTCGTTTAAAACCAATAATATATTATCAACTATGATACTATGTTATCTACTAATAGTATTACTTTATTCGACGATGTTCGAACCTATGCAGATTTTAAAGGCGTCTCCTTTACAGGCTATAAAAAAACCGACGTTATCTTTCAACTTATCGAAAATATGAAAAGAGGAAAAGTGGAAGATTCATGTCATTGGTGCGCAGAGTTGATAGCTGCGGGTCATTACGAGGACTTATGGGAGACCATTTTTTTATATTTCAGTAAAAATATTCATTTAGGAAATCCAAAAATGATTCTTTACCTTGAGATGAGATACGAATACTTTAAAAATATATTAAATTCAGGTAAATTTTTGACTGAACTACATCTACGGAACAATGAATCTATACGAAAACTTTTTGCTGAAGCTATAAGTATTTTAACTGTTTCCAGTAAAACACATAGTTATGAACCCGTAAAGGTGAATCGCGATGATGATTTTCTATTTGATAATATGTCTAATAAACTAAAGGCGAATAATACGTCCTATGCATATCCAATCATGAAAACAGATGATTCGAAAGAACTTCATATTGCAGCAAACGAGTTTTCATATCATGTGTCTACTTCAAAAGACACCATGTTAGCATGTTATTGGATCGAATGGGTTCTCGAATTTGATGTGGTATGTAGGAAGAAGAAGCTTCCATGCGTGACCGAACATCGAAAGTTCGTAAAAGTTGATTGTAAATATAGAAACGACCCTATCTGGATCATCTGGGCTTCTCTACTCTACTATACAGAAAAAATGGACAATCCAGCTATTGGAAAGATTATGGATGCTCTATTATCTATATTTTCTTCAAGATATAACACAAACGTCTGTAAAAAACGTAGATTTCTCCTTTATTTTGCCGTGGATATCATTACAAAGCCAGTGAATATGAATATTGAAGTGATTTCTGATAAAGCCGTCGTTAGAAATGTAATGGATCGTATCGACACTATTTATAAAGAAATTATTAAAACACAAATCGTTCCAAAACCGAATTATTTGATCGATGGAGCGTTACCATCAAATTTCAATACATCTGTAGCGAAACTTGATATTTTGAACAACAATAGCTAACACTTTATTTCATTGCCGGGTTATACACGTTTGTGCTGCTGCCACCTTTCGCCGACACTTTCCCTTTCCCTTCAACTAGCCCTTCGACTTCCAACAAGTATCTAGCTGTAATGAAGAAGAAGATGCCAAATAGTATTGCATGTGTTGCAGCTACAATATAAATAGACCCTTTTGGCGGTAAGCTTACCAAGACGGACGGTGAAAATACGAAGAAGAGTATGGCGGCGTAGATGGATATCAATATAAAATTCATTATAGATTACTGCTAATACTATAATGACATGGGTAACAGGTTGTTTCTAATGTTACAACAGTAAATGTTGTAATTTACAACATAAGTAATTAATATATATATATTAATAATGTCTGGAACATTAGATGTCACTTCACAAGGTCTAGAAGAATTAGTTATACCTGAAATCGATCGGGACTGGATTACTATTATTTGTAATGATAATCGACTAGTTGAGTTGCCAGATTTTCCTGAATCTGTTCAGGAAATAGAATGTAATAATAACATGTTATCTTCATTACCTCCAAACGTTGGTAAACTTGATCTTTATCATTTAGAATGTTGTGATAATCAGATAGTAAAGCTACCAAGAAGACTACCTGAAAATTTAGAACATTTCAGGTGCTCCAATAATCGAATTGTAAAAATGCCGGAGCTACCCGAACATCTCAAGCAATTAGACTGTAGAGGAAATCCTTTTGATAAAAAATCCATTAAAAGAATATTGGATAGATTTGTTAAATATATTACAGTAGAAGAAGGTGTTTCAAGAGAAGAAACTATAGCATATTGGAGACGATTATATATAGAAGCTCCTAGTTCAGGTTCTGGAGGTCGGACCAGATCTAGGTTAGGTTCAGGTTCTGGTTCAGGTTCTGGAGGTCGGACCAGATCTAGGTCAGGTTCAGGTTCTCGGTCAAGTTCTGGAACATTTTTTGGAGGTAATAATAGCACTAAAAAAAGACCTATATAAAATATAAACAATGAATACTACTATTCTATTATTCATTATTATTGTATTATTTATTTATTCGATTGTCACACTGTTTAGAGCGATCAGGACGAGAGAAGGGTTCTCAGATACTGCGCAAAACAGTATTGGTAAACCTACTCCAGAATACATGACTGTTTTAGCAGAACATCAGAAAAAAGGTATGTTTCCATGGCGATGGTTAAAAAATGAGAAGGGACAGTTGCTACCTATTGTATTGGTCAGCGCTTTTTTCAGAGACGATGAATCCCGCAATCGATATAAAGAATATATTGATAACGGCGTAAAAGTAGTAGGAATAACCGCCTACAAAACATTTATAAAACCGATTTACGATCCCAGTGAGGATACCTATCACCATCGAGACGACTTTGATTATGCAGGTCTCATCAAAAACTGGCTTGTCTGTTTTAAGGATTACCGAGAATACGGTTTCACTGACCAACATAATGTCATGGATATTAGTGAATCCGATTTTTATGACGTTGAACCAGAAGAGAAAACGAAGGTTGCTAAAAAATACGACATTATTTACGTTTGCTTAAAGGACAACGATTTTTGTCCAAAAGATGGATGGAATGCGATTAACCGAAACTTTGAACTCGCCCAAAAATGTTTGCCAATTATGATCAAAGAATTTGGTCTAAAAGTCTTGATCATTGGTCGTGTAGGCTGTGGCTTGGAAGAACTCTATGGTCGTGAGAACATTGAAGTGACCGATTTCCTACCTTGGTCAACCTTTCAGGAGAAGCTGAGAGAATCACGCATTCTATTTGTCCCAAATATTATGGACGCAAGTCCACGCGTTATTGCAGAGGCCATGATCAAGGGCTTACCTGTTATCATGAACAGGAATATTGTTTGCGGATCCAAGTATGTCGCTCCTGAGACTGGAGAATTATTTAATGATGATACCGATTTTGGTGCAGCATTATCGAGAACCTTGAAAAAATACGACTCTATTTCACCTAAAGCTGTTCAATCTTGGTGGGCGAGTCATTATGGTATTAATCGGTCAGCCAAACGTCTTCGTGACTTTTTGGTGGCGTGTTACCCCGGTCTAGTTGACGACTCACAAGAGGTTTCCTTTTTTTAGTTTTTGTTTTTTGTTTTCGTTTTGTTTTTGTTTTGTTTTGTTTAGTTTTTATTTTAGTTTTACATTTACGTTTTGACTTTCCGCCTCGCATCTTGCGATCTATTAACTGCTCTGTAATGAAGTCAATTAAACGCTCATCAATATCAACAAATATTCTGTTTACTGCATGCTTATAACCATTGCAGGTGAGATCAACTAAATCTAGCTCGTGTAAAGATACAGTTTCTCTTAATTTGCGTAATACTTTTGATCTTTCTATTCCACCCTCTCTTTCTACGAAAGTATTTATTTCTGATATACAAGAATGTAATGCATCAATTTCTTCGCTAGAAAATCCTTTCGCGTCAATGATAAAAAATCCAGGAAAATCGGCTGGTTCTTCATGTTCTTTGCGTTTTTGATATATTTTATCTATTAAATGATGAACTTGAATATTCTCTAAACCTCCCTCAATATGAGTTCGATCTTTATCTTTCAGCATTTCATGCGTGATTTCACGAAGGTCTCGTTCAACAAAGACACTTTTTACAACATCACTAGATGATCGATCTTGATAATTTTGCGAAATCGCTGTTAACAATGGTCTTATGGGAGAAGAGGTTCCTCTGCAGTCTTCTCCTAATGGTGACTGGCTAGTTATAGTAAAATCTAAATCTGAATATAATGCAGGGTTTACATAATCAATATAGTCTTTAAGTTTTTTACCTTTTTCTAAAGTTTTTACTCGAATATATCCATGAAGTCTAACACCAATAGCTAATTGTTTTTTTACTTCCGGAACACTAGAGTTACCACTTGATGAACTAGCACCAACTTTGCCACTTGATGAACTAACACCACCACTTGATGAACTAACACCAACTTTGCCACTTGATGAACTAGCACCACCACTTGATGAACTAACACCAACTTTGCCACTTGATGAACTAACACCACCACTTGATGAACTAACACCACCACTTGATGAACTAGCACCAAAACGTGGTGCTCTTAGGCTTGCAGCCAATTTTGATAAATTCGACATTATAATTAACTTGTAATTATAATGACACTACATTTTAAAAAGCAGAACCGAGAAAACTGTTTGCTGGGGCGGGTCCTACTGGCATATAACTGTTGCCTCCTCCCCCTATCATATTATCATAACCAGGCATAGGATTGCTGCTAGGGCGAATAGTAGAGGCAGGTGGTGGTGGGAACATTCCTGTTTGCACTTGACTATTGTCTAAATGATCGGCCTGGCTAGCATGGTGCTCTGCAATGGGTTGGTTAATTCTCACCGCACTTTTTACATTGGTCTTTTTAGTGTAACCCGATGTTCCGTTCCACATATCTACTAAACGATCATACAATATGTTTACCTTAATACCTAATTTCGTCTGTATACTCAAGACTAATATTAAGAAGGCTAAGATTACGTTGGTCAGAGTCAAACTGTCGTATTTGAAGCCACTATAGGTCGGAAAATAAGTGATGATACGATGAACAATGACAACTCCGCAGAACATGACAATCAATTGAATAAATATTTCGACTAAAAGTTCGATGGACGATTTATCTGGTTCGACTTCGGGTATAAATCGTTGAATCAATTTATTCAGGATCACTATTGGAATCACGCCCATCATTGAATATTGCACTACATTCAATATCTCGGCTTTTCCTTCCTCTGTAGATGAAAACACATGACTAAAAAATGTCCTTCTATTTAAGTCTCTCGCTTCTTCTAATATTTCAGCCATTGATTATAATAGTTCGGGAGATAAAAATAGTCTGAGTTAGAAAAAAATAGTTTGATTTAAAAAAATAGTCTAAGTAAAAAATAGTCATAATAAAATATATAAAAAATGAATTAGAGATGATAGTCTAATTATGGTAAATGAGTTCAGCTAGAGCACGTAGAACGTTCACACCCAGCACACCAGCAACTGTCGCGGCTGCGCAACAGCAGCAGCAGCAACAACAATCTGTTAATACTCCTGGACTTACCCTCCCTCAGGTCATCTCACTTATTGATACTCGTCTTATTACATTGGAGCAATTTATGAGAGAACAGAAGACTGTCAATAATAGTAGCACTGCTTCCGTCTCCAATGATCTTTTAGCGAATGCGTCTGTCGCTAATTCTGATGCTACATTAGCGCTACAAGAAGAGTATAACCATCGTTTCGAGGTGTTGACTGAAGAGATTATGAATGTGAAGGATCTCTTGTTGAAGCTTCAGAGTTACACCATGGATGTAAACAAGGCTTTGTATGAGGAGCGAATTCACGTATTCTCTGACTTGGGCGCGCTTGGAAATAGCGATGATGATGGAGAGGTAGAACAAGATATGAATCAGGTTCCGGTTCCTGTTCCTGTTCCTGTTCCTGTTCCTGTTCCTGTTCCTGCTCCTGTTCCTGTTCCTGTTCCTGCTCCTGTTCCGGTTCCTGGCCCTGGTCCTACTAATCAGGAAACGGTTGAGAAGTCTATACCAAAGGATTTGATAAATGGAGTGACCATGACATTGGATCTAAATGAAACGAATTAACTCTTTTTATTGTGACTTTTTACACGACATCTTTTTTTCTTCTTTTTTGTGGATTGTGGACGTCCTCCTTTTTTCAAACGCGTATACATATATATCATTTCGTATACATTATATGTTGATAACCGTTTAGGTTGCCGCCGTGGCATGCATAATGACGTAAATATAGAAGTTGTTAGCCTACTAAAAAATGATGTATTTGGTCTTCTATTCGAAGACATGGCTCTATTATAATCATCTTCGCTTTCGGGTAGTAATTGAAACCCCATATATTGATAAAAGGTTACTGCTGGAAGTGTGGATAATAACTTTATCTGTTTTGCATTGGCTTTCCTACCTATTTGTTGGCATATCTGCATTAATATTTTTCCAAATCCGCCGGCGAATGGTGTGCACAAATAATGTATATACATTAACTCATTCTTGTCGGTCCGTTGTCCATCTTCGTCAAAATAATCGAATGTGAATACCATTACACCTTGGATTTGGTTTGATTCGTTTCTGATATACAATATTATTTTTTCACCACAAGAGTCTTCTGATTCGGCTATTATAGAAACAATAGTTTGAATTTCTATTAAACCTCTACAAAAAGGAGTCTCTTCGTTTATCTGTAAGAGTTCTCGGATCATGTCCTCTTTTTTGTTTGACGGCGATTTTATCAGGGTTACTTCTTCTCCTTTTACCGTAAAACTGTCTTCCAATATTGAATCTAATTCTGCCTTCTTTTTAGAATCCTGTCCGTCGTAAATATAAAATATTTCCATTTAAGTATTGTTAGAAAATATTATACTATATTATTATAAAAATAATATAATTAATAATAACTATACAAAATAGTTATGAACGTGTATATTTATTTCCATATTTGTTGCATCAATAATTGGGCAAACATTGTGACCTTTTTATATGACAAAATTAAGAGTAGTGGTTTATACGATGTGGTGACCGAAATAAGATGTGGCGTGATTACTGCAGAAACCGTAAGTCATGATTTATTTGCTGATAAGAAGACGCGAATTGTGTTTTTTTCAACTGATAATACACATATGGAGGCTTATACGATCAATGCTTTATTTGATGAAGCTAACGTATCTGATGATGCAGTGTTCCAAGTCCTCTATCTTCATACAAAAGGAGTTCGACATAACGGGACAAATAAAAATGTGACGGATTGGACAACCTATATGGCGCATTTCGTCATGGATCACCATGAACTATGTAGGCAATCGTTGGATCAGTATGACGCGGTAGGTGTAAATTTACAATCTGTTCCTAACCTTCATTATTCGGGTAATTTCTGGTGGTCTACATCGAAGCATATTCGTAAATTACGACCCTGCAATACTGTAGTCTACCATGCTCCTGAATTTTGGATTGGATCGGGGGAGGGTTCCTATCTCACAGTTTGGCAAAGCAATAACAATCTGTATGAAGAGGGGTATACCGCGGAAGAATATGAGGGGTTGCCTGTGTCACCAAAGTCTATTGTTGTAAAACGAAATTGATACATTTTTTTTGTGCGTATATAATATAATTATGGGCGAGGTTTACACATTTAAAGAGATCCATAATAAACAACAAGCATTGAAGGAGGGAAATACTACCTTTACTATTTTAGATCCTGAGAATCCAAGCAGGTCCATTACTTTAGGAAAATTAGAAGAAATTTTTCACTTCTTTGATGAAGAGGGAGTTGATGAGGGAGAAGATTTCA